GTTGTTCTCATCAATATCACCAGCAAATCCGTGACTGTCATCAAACAACTTTAGTTTTATATACTGTTGCTTGTGTTCTTTCTTGATCCTTTGAAAGTTTGCATTGTTGACCAATTGTGTCAAGTATGCAAATGGATTGTTGTATTTTTCTGGGTTAAAGTTATGAGCATACTTGACACAGGTTTCGATTGCGTCATTGATCATCTCTTCTTTCCAGTTCGGTGTGTAGTTTACAAACCGAGGACTGTAGCACCGTCTGTATGAAATATCTAGAATGGCTTTTCCAATAATATTGGTTAATGGTGGTGCTGTGAACGTTTTAAGCGCCTTTCTAAATTCTTCTTGAATCTCTGCACTGTGTTGCTCAAGTTCTTCTTCACCAAGCAAACCAAAGTCATCAAGCATTTGCTCTTTGTGTTCTTCCAGAAGCTTTTGCTTGACTGCATAATACTTTTGAAATTCTTTGAACAATTCTTTGTTGTTTACATAGTGTGATTTTTTGTCTTCTTTTTCTGCTTCCAACTTCAATTCGAATTCCAGATTGTCAATATCCTTTACTGTGATTTCGCTAATTTTTTTCATACTGCGTGATAATCCTCTAAAGCTTTTGTACATAACTTATCTACGTACTCATTCAACTCAATACCAGCATGGCCTTTTATCCATTGAAACTTAACGGAAGGCATCTGTGATTTAAGTGTATCAAGTCTTTTCCAGTAATCTACGTTTTTAATGGTTTTCATTGAAGAACCTTTCCAACCTTTATTTCTCCATCCCCACAGCCAATCATTCATGCCTTTGGATAAGTATTGACTATCAGTATATAGTGTTATATCCATTGATGCAAGTTGTTTACTTGTAAATCTATTAAAAATAAACTCTAGTGCATATAGTCCTGCACTCAATTCACCTTGTTGTGATGTTCCTGTAATACAACCACGTTTTTCATATATAACTTTTTCAATATTTGGTGAATACAAACAGAAAGCCCATGACGCTATTTCTTTACGCTTTCCCCCGTCTGAGTATATTTGTAGTTGTCTTTTCAATTTTAAAATCCTTTAAGTAAAAACCAGTTTGTTGACTTTTTTACATTAGAGAAGATTATAATACAATTTTGGTTGTTTTGCAAACATTTTTATACATTATTTTGACTAAATTTTTATACATTATTTTGACTAAATTTTTATACATTATTTTGACTAAATTTTTATACATTATTTTGACTAAATTTTTATACATTATTTTGACTAAAGAGATCGTAGCGAACGGGGATGCGGTTTTCTATTTTTTTTTTTTCTTTCTTATACAGTAGTGAGCGAAGCGAGCGAGGATATACTTTTTTGTTCTTTTTATATTCCTTTTTATTATAATAAAATCCTTTAAAGACGTTCATAAACCTGTTAAAATACTTTCTTATACAGTAGTGAGCGAAGCGAGCGAGGTTTAAGTTTTTTATTAGTTTATTTTTTGGCGAGTGTCTTTTCACGATGCCAAAAAGGGTTTTATCTTCTTTTGCTTGTGAAACTAGGCAGAGTTTAGCGGATAGAAAATAGCCTGTCAAGACTTATTTTCGTTAACATTATGTAATGTTTAAAAAGAGTGTTGACACACAAAACAGAGATATGTGTGTCCATAGAAAGGGCTTTAAACCCATTAGAGGCTTTGGTGTGTCCATAGAGAGGGTTTTGTTAAGGGGTAGGGCGTAGTATAGAATGAAAGAGAAAAGCTGCTCAGTGAGCTTGTACAGAGTTGAAAATGTGAAATAAGAACATCAAAAAGAGAATTTACCCCTTTTTGATGTCAACAGGATAGAATTTGACAGGATGTTGCTCATTGGCATAGATTTTTACACGAGCCTTGCCATGCTGGATCATATACCCACTATACCGCTTGTCAGGCATAGAAAGATCATCAACCACATCATAAATTGTGGCAACCTCTTTTGTATCATGCAATCGCATCAATCGACCAATAGACTGAATGATCCTGATCATGGATTTTGTGGATGATGCAAGAACCATGTTGTGAAGCTTATTGATAGAAATACCAACAGCCATAGTTCCAAAAGTGGCACAGGTTATCACACTCTCACCAGCCTCGATCTTAGCCTTGATAACGTCACGTTCTTTGTTACTGACCTCGCCATTAATCACAAACACATTATCATGCTTCTCTTTCAACATCTCATATACAGGAGTTTGATAGATGTCTATTGAGTCAAACAAAACAAGCGTATTTCCTTTCAGGGACAGAATCAGATTGACAAGAAACTTTTTCCTTTCAGGAAGTGAATAGATAAATTCTTTTTCAACACGATACCAGTCTTTAGGATTTCGTTTGTTCCCATCTTCTTTGGTGAATACGGTAGACGCAAGATCATCCTTGAATTCTTGGCTATACTTCAACAACAACATTTTCACATCAATAGGGGCTGCAACACCTTTATCAATGCTTTCTTTTGCTGTCATGATGATCTTGCGCGGGCCAAACAAACCTTCAATGAACATTTCATTGCACTCAAAACCATCAAGGGAACCAGTGAAACCGTGTTTTATAGGGCAGTTGATAGACGCCTCGACTATAGTAGAAAGTACAGATGCACCAGCCGTGTGAGCTTCATCACATAATAAAACACCCATATCATCAAAAGCATAACTAGGAAGCTTTGCCATGGCCTGCCAAGTAGTTACAACAATCTGTCTATCAATATATTTTTTATAGTCTTTGTTGATTTTCTGACAATGTGTAGACACATTCCATGGCGTAGAGGAACCTGTAGCATAATCATCAAAATCATTGTACATCTGTTCAACTAGATTACCAGAGGGAACAACAACAAAGAATTTTTTGTTTTCCATTTCTGGTAGTAGTTGCAACATACGCAAGGCGCTGTAAATGATAAGGGACTTACCACTACTTGTAGATGACAAACATAAACTGCGTCCCATGCCAAACATATGCATAAGAGCATCGTACTGGTGTTCGTGTGGTGTAATTGGCTTACCTTTGCTATGCGGATCAATCACCGTAGTCATTACGTGTTCAATATCTTCACGAGTAAGGTCAGTCTGTGGAATAAGCTCAGGATCAACCTTGTAGCTGTATCCCTGCCCCCTAACGAACCTTAGCAGTGCCAACACCAAGCCTACGGGAAACGTCTTGTTACGGCGGTTATAGAGCCGTTTTTGACCATCCCATTTTCCGGCTTTCACACGCGGGTCATGTTTAGCGTTAGGAACCTCAAAACTGAACTTATCCTGAATCTCCATTTCTATGTATTGTTCAACACAAGAAATCTTGACATAGGATTCGTTAATCTTCTGGATTATAATCTGAGGTTGTGACATATTCATAAGCCAATTTTAATAGTTTGTTAGCGGTTGTGTCTATTACTATATAGGGTATTTTAACTTGCTCTCTAATAGCGGCAAAGTACCTGTGATGTCCGTCAACAACATAACCATCCTCACTTACGATGATAGGTTTCATAGAAGGTATTGAATCAGGGTCTTTTCTCATACCCATACAAATATTTCTTATCTTGTCCTCGTCAAACCCTTCCGCCTGCAACGGTTTGAAATAATCGACCAATCCCATATATGGAGAACTGCCCACACCCATACTCTCTGTTAGCCATTCCGTGAATTTAGAAACGTCATCAATCTGAGGCATATTAATTCTAGCTATCATAAACTGTTCTGTGATAAATTCTTTAAATGGTTTCATGTGTTGCTCCTGTTGACTATTTATGGTAATTTTAATGGTAGTTTCATAAAGTAAGGCGTATTGCAAATGTTGACAGATAACCAAACAGAAAAGTTAATCGCTTGTGTAGAGGAAGAGCTTAGAGAGATGGAAGAGTATAAAGGCGTAAGCTCTAGTAGAGTTGATGCTTTACAAGTTGAAGAATTTTTAGTTCGAATAACGGTTATTCGAGATGGTGATGACGAAGAAGAATAAGATAAATACCCTGTATACAGGAAACAATGATGCAGGGTAAAAACAAATGACCACGAAATCTATTAACACAGCAAAATCAACCTCGTTTATCGCTGTACTTGGGTATGATAGAGATATCACGTACACTATTCAAGGTACGAACATGGGTAGTGCTAGTTTAACACCAGCGGAAATGCCAGCACGTTTTTCAAACATTCCTTTTCCCGGTGACAAGGTTGAGTTTGGTGATCTAACCCTTCGATTTTTGTTGGATGAAAACTTGTCGCAATGGGTTACACTGAACAAATGGATGTTTGCACTCTCTCGCGGCGTCAAAGACTCACAGGGCAACGATCTAACATCATATGTAGAACTGACCGTCCTAGACAGAAGCAACACACCAACGCTCAGAATCCGTTACAACAACGCTCACGTAACAGATATTGGCGACATTGAATATGATATTGTTGGTGACGAAACAACACTTGCATCTTCTGCGACATTCGTGTACACTCACTACACTATAAACAACGTAATCACAGGTGAAACAATTGAGTACGGATCATAACAGTGATTTAGAAAGTCTCATCGACAAAGCAGAAAATAGTTTTGTTGAACTGGTTCAGCTTGCAGGAAAAGATGTAGAGATTGACGAATTTGATATTGACGGTGAAGCTATCAGAACACCAAAGCTTCATCAGAAATATTCTGTAATGTTCGCCAACGAGTCTATGTCCCTGATAAAATACCAACAGATTCAAAAACGTGTCTATCTTGAACGATGGAAATATTTCAACGGCAAACAAACAGATCAATATTACACAAAGTTTGGAGTCTTTAACGAAAAGGTTCTCAAAGGTGATATTGACAAGTATCTTGCAGCCGACAAAAGATTAGGATACGCTTCTGAACTGCTAGAGGTACAAAAACAAATTGTGAACTACCTTGAAAGAACTGTGAAAGACATTTCTAATCGAGGATTCCATATTAAATCAGTAATAGACTATCGTCGTTTCGAGGCTGGTGCATAAAATGAATTTAATGTTAGGCGATTGCCTTGAGCGCATGAAAGAGATACCGGATGTTAGTATTGATCTAACCGTTACAAGCCCACCATACGACAATCTGAGAAGTTACAACGGCAACAACGACCAGTGGGCTTGGTACATAGCTGTTGAAAAAGCACTGACAATACAAGGTATAATTTAGATGACGATAGGTTTACTGTTGACTGCATTCACATTGATCAACATCACATTGATCAACATCCCATTGGCGATTGCTTGGTTTGATGTGAAGTTTTATGAAAAATGGGAAAAAGCGATTGAACATCTTTGTGAGTTCGATTTCATATTTTGTGTATCTCTGATTTTGTTTGCTGGATTTTTTCCAGAAACAGCGAGTTTTTTAATTATAGAAATTTAATTCTTGACACCAAAGCACCCATCTGGTAAGATGTAGTTGTGGTGAGGGGAAAACCTCTCACATTTTCAGGAGATTAGCTTATGAGTATTTCAAAGTCGCTTTTCAGTCTTGCCAAGAACAACAACGGTAAGTTCAAATCCGTTGAACAAGCCAATTATTTTCTTTCCATTGCATCACCCAACAACCTGTTGTCTGTAAGTAATAACATGTACGGAAATACTTATACGTTTTTCTTTTCTTTTGACGATGAAGGGATCACCCTCATCGAAAAAGAAACAAAGAAAAATAGTTCTGTTTACTGGGAGCGTATGGATGAAACCGCGTTCTGGATTGAGTACAATGCTAAAATGGTAATTGAGCTAGAAAAAAATGAACTATCTGCGTGGCTTGATAAAGCGCGGTCAATAGTTAATAAAGCAAAAAGCGAAAATATGCCTAAGTTTACGGCTAGGCTGCTTGGTGTAACCGATCCAATCGAGATTTGTAAAGTTGCTAAGTTATTTGAAAGTCGTGAGGCTAGACTGGCAAGAATTCAAAATGTGATAAATGTCAAACAAGAGCAGTATGAAAATTATTGGAGATCGTAATGGAAGTGTTTTTAAACTTGTGTTGGCTAGGGTGTGGATTTGAATATAAAATCGAGGCATGAAAAAATTGGGGCGAAAGCCTCTTTTTTTTGTCTTAAATAACTATCAACTTTGCTACTAGGTATGGTATGATTATAAATAGATCGACAAAAGGGAAAATTTATGACGTACCAAGAACTAAAAAAGTTTATTATCGACAACGGATACCCGACAGGGCGAGAACTCAGAACAGAAAAATACCTGAAATTTGTTTCTGCTCTAAAAGAAGCGACTACGTTTCTTGATGATTCTTATGACACGGTAAAAGCACCAACACGATGCTTTGTTGTGATAAACGACATAACAGAGATTCAATACTGTGGCCAGTGTGGGTGTGTTGCTCCTATTGGTGTAAACAGGGTTAAGGTTGATCACTATTACAAGAATGGTTTCAGGGCTTTTTGTAGCAAGGCTTGTACAAGCAAAGGAACACTGAAAAAAAGAGAAGAAACGAATCTTAAAAAGTATGGATCAAAGCACCATATGGGAAGTGATGCTGTAAAAGAAAAGATAAGAAAAACCAACATGGAAAGGTACGGGTCAGCTTGTTATATTTCATCAAACGAGTTTCAAGAATCTTACAAAGAAGAATATTTTGAGCGCACTGGACATACACACCATTTGTCTAATCCAGAGGTAATCGCGGCCAGAGAATCATCCAACATAGAAAAGTATGGATCAGCAAATCCATTTGAGTTTGCAAGGGATAAGGTTCAAGCTGGAATGGTTGCTAAATGGGGTGTGATATCACCACTACAAAATTCTGATATTCTAGCAAGAACACAAGCCACAAACATAGAAAGATACGGTGTCCATAGCCCGATGATGTGTGATGAAGTAAAAGAAAAAACAAAACAGTCAAACTCAAAAAAATATGGGCATATCTACGCATCCAGATCACATTATAGCGCACTGGCTAGTTCTGTTTTGTATGATAAAGAATCACTGTCAGAAATGTACAAAGAAGTTGGTAACTCGCATATCATTGCAAAGCGATTAGGAATTGGTTCACACAGAACAGTCCTGCAAGCTTTAAAAGAACACGATATATATGTTAACGACAATATTTTAAGAACGGTTTCTAATGCAGAAAAGGAAATTTGTAAAATTCTTGATGAAGCTGGAATCAATTACGAAACAAGTAACAGAAGTGTGTTAGAACCAAAAGAACTCGATATCTATATACCAGAACATAATGTGGCTATTGAGTACAACGGGGTGTACTGGCATTCGGATGTTTATAAGGATAAGGCTTATCATCAACAAAAGGCACTGGCTTGTAAAGAAGCAGGGATTCTATTGATTCATGTATATGAAGATCAGTGGGCAAATCCAGTAACCAAAGAAATCATAAAAGAAAAGATCATTCAAAAGTGCAACAAATCAACCAAAGAAAAAGTTTATGCTCGGAAGTGTGAGGTAGTTTCTGTAACTGCAAGTGAGGCTAGGGAATTTTACACAGCGACACACGTACAAGGTTACAACGATTCAAAGGTTAATTATGGGTTGGTATTCAATGATGAGCTTGTGGCTTGTATCAGCTTTAAGAAGCTCACAGGCAAGACTTGTGACCAGTATGACATAGTGCGCTATGCAACATCAAAGAACGTAGTAGGGGGCTTCTCTAAGCTTCTCACACACTTTCAAAGGAACAATGTATGGAGTGTCATAGAAACCTTCGCAAGTTTGGACTACTCACACGGAAATGTTTATGAAAAGTATGGATTTGAAATAGTTGGAGTTACAGAACCGAATTATCATTACTTTAAGGGACTGGAAAGATATTCAAGAAAGGCTTTCATGAAGCATAAACTAGAAAATGTATTAGAAATGTTTGATGAACAACTAACAGAAAAAGAGAATATGAACATGCATGGATACACAATTATGTACGATGCGGGTTCTATAAAATATAAAATCGAGGCATGAAAAAAGGGAACCAAATTGGTTCCCTTTTTTTGTTTTCTCAAAAACTTCTTACATATCAACCAGTTAGGTTCGCAACCGCAAATTTCCTATAATAACGATTTTCCCCTTGGCCAAGACCTTTACCAGCACGAGCGCCAGAAGCGTCATTATGCTCATATGGATTCGCAATGATGCCGTAGCGACTCGCAAAACCGATCTTAGGTGCAAAGCTGTCTTCACCAACTGCGCGGTACATTTCAAGCGGGAGGTATGGGCAGTAAAAGATACCAGCATCCCATGAGTTATCGCCTTTATAACCTACAGTCACGTAATCACGACCAGCATAAGGATCAATATAAACCTGATACTTGCCCATCAGAATACCAGCGTATGTGCCAGCAGTCGGATCAACGTTCATGTTTGATGCCAAAGCAGGATTGTAGTCAAGTACACCAGCCATGTTCAAAGCAGATGCTACGTTAGAGCTACAGATAACACGGTTAGCACGACCACGGCGGGTTTCGATAGCTACACGGTTTGCTTCCAGTTCGATTTGGAACAACAGACCTTTGAACTTCTCAACCAACCAACGACCGTCACTGTCAGCAGCCAGATCGAACAGACCCGGTACAGCAGTACTTTGAGCGCCAAGAACAGCAGCAACGTTGATTGTACGCAGGATTTCACGGTCAATTTCGGCAGTGATTTCTGTGGACAAAATGTTTGCAAGTTCAGTTTCAGCATCCATGTTGTGGGTGTTTTTCAAATCGTAAGCCAATTCACGAGAGAATTGAGCTTTCAATTTACGGCTTTTTACAGAAACATCAGTACGTTCGATGCTGAATGCCATTTCGTTCCAAGCATTACCACTATCTGTACCCAGAAGCTGAGCATTGGCGGTGCTCATACCAGTACCAGTATCAGTACCAGTAGCGGGATCATCAGTACCAAATGCATCAGCGGCAAAACCAGAGGTATCACCAGCTTGTGTGCCTGCACCAGAGAATCCACTGTTAGCTTCATCAAACAAAGCCTCAGTGTCAGTCTGAGTGTTGTAACGTGCGCGCATTGCAAAGATCGAACCAGTCGGGCCGGTCATTGATTGTACACCGGTCAAGTCAAAAGCCATCAGCTTAGGCATGGAGCGACGAACCATTTTGATCAGAATAGGATCAAAGTTAGAAACACCACTAGTTTGGTTAGTCGGGGTTTCAGATTCGTTCATACCCTGATTGTATTTAATTTGGTTTTCGATAACAGATTCTGTAACCTGACGACGATAATCATCATTGATGACCGGCGCTTTCTCGTCATTCATTACTTTGTCTACAGCTTCTTTAAGTAGCTTACTCATTGTTTTCCTACCTTTCTTTGTAAAGTTATTAATTATATTTATATAAGTCTATGTTCTAATTAAAGCCGACCGACAAAACTTTTCAGCCAAGCACTCTCAGGAGTCTCATCTTTTTCAGTCAGATTCTCACTTTCAAGAACTTTTTCCTGCTCATCTTCCTCAACTTTCTTATCGTCAGTCTTAGGGAAATAAGATTCTTTCAATTGAGATACAGCAGATTCAAACTGATCTTGTGTTTTGAATTGCAGAGACTCAGAATAAGTAGTAAACTTTTCTTTCTGGCTTTCAGTCAGATCAGAACATACACGATTGATAACGATAGACCGAGTTTGTTCATCAAGAGCTTCTTTCAATTCAACATTCTTTTCAGTCAGACTATCGAGTTTTGATTTAAGTTGCTCAAAGTCTTTCTGCGTCTTCTCAACAATGCTATCAGACCCTTCTGGTACAGACAGATTGTGTGCTTCTGCCAGACCAACAAAACCTTTCAAGAAAGATTCAGCCAATTCAACTTTTACACCGGACTCAATAGCAATAGCATTTTCTTCTTGCCATTCATTTACAGCAGCGGTAAGATACTTACTAATGGTAGGCAGAACCTCTTCGGTTACATATGCCTCAGACAGTGATTCAAGCTCACTTGTTTTTTCTTCGACTTGTGATTCAAACAAAGTGGTCTGTTCACCAACAATGGATTCACGAATTTCAGCTTCTTTTTCAGACAGCATAGACTCGATAATCGCACTTGCTTTTTGTTTGAAATCCTCTGAAAGCTCTTGGCCTTCGAAGAGGGCTTTTACATGATCATTCATATTAAAACCTCGTTTCTCTAATCATTGTAATTCTATTTATAATACTTTTAATTCAAACTATTGATTTTTTACTCTAAATCGAATATACTGCTCTAATTTCTCTAAAAAAAGCCCTTCATCAATAGCAATACCATCTTCTTGTGCAGCAGGAATCCAAACTCCATTCTTATTAACCCATTCATCAATTTGTTCGCTCAAAGGATTTACATAACAATCAGGGCCGCTTGGGCCGTATACAGCATCAATAGCGGTCATCATAAAATCATCTTGTACGTGCTTAGAACCATTTTTTTCAACCAAAGAACCAAGTCCCCTAGTTGAAACACCCAAAGCAAACCCACCTTCTAACAAACCCTTTACAATTTGTCCCTTTGGAGTATTTAAAACCAAAGCCTTACCAATAACATCATTGCCCTGCATTTCTATTTCTGTTATCCTTATAGCAGCTTCTGCGGGGTCTGGAAATGGATAATTGGGATGATTAAGTTGTCCTAAAGCTTGTCTAGTTTTTACATATTTTTCATTATAAATATTGACAGCGTTTTCAAGAATTTCTTTCTTGTATATACGACCATTTCCATTTTTTATTTCTGCTTGAGCCATTACACCATGAATATACAGTTGCTTACCTGAATCCCCATTTTCAGTTAGAACTTCAATATAATGAGTATCTTCTATTAGAAGATTTCTAACAATGCTCATAATTTTAACCCCTTATAATTAGTTATTATCTATATTTATAATACTTTAACAACCAATCCATCATGGTTAAAAATTATTACTATTAAATTTATATCTGGGTTACATTCTCTTATACAAGCAATTTTGTATTCATCATTTAAAAATGTATACATACTTTTAACTTCTATATAAACATCATAATCAGAAATATAAAAATCTGGATAATACTTTCTATCTATATCATGCATTCTATAACTAATATTACCAACGTCTATCTTTTCATTCACAAAACCAACACCCCAACTTTCAAGAATTTCTACTGCGAAGTGTTCATATCCTTGAACCTTATATTCATTTCCTAAAGCACTAATATACTTTTTAAATAAAAATGAACTTTTATTTTGTTTGTCTACGGTAACTGGGTTGTGCATCGGGTGTCTATACCCCGTCTTTTTTAAAAATGCATCATTCCAAATAGATTGCCCTTCTTCACATTTTAAATAATGATCTACTCCCCACTTATCTAAATATGTTAACTTTGATTTATTTATAATATTTTCTACCCAACCAGAATGTGATCCATAATTTTTAATACGGGTATTTTTCATTTGTTCTATAATGTATGGGTCTTTGAATGGATTATCAACTCCGTATTTTTTTAAAAATGTTATTTTTCTCTTATCGACAAAAGATTTACATTTAAATATATGATCAACATTATACCTTTCTAATAGGGTACATTTTTGTTTTTCTTTAAAATGATCTAAATGCATGGCATTTGTAACGCCATAGAGATTTTTTGTTGTTTTCTTTATTTTGTCAACAACATCTTGATTCTTTGATGGATTATCGTAACCATACCTAATAATATTTGTCTTTATTCTTTTTTCTGTACTTTTATCGCTGTGTGTGGATAAGAACCTAGCCTCTTGACATTTAGAATCATTACAAAATTTTTTATAAGGGTATATGCATGGAGATTTTAAAGAAACCCCACCAACAAATTTTCCACAATTATTACATTTTGGCGGCGATTGGATGTCATGAATAAAGCAGCGTATAGCTTCTTTAATATCACTTGTCCAAAAACAAATATTAAGAAGTTGTTTTAGTTTATTATCATTATCTTTATAAAAGTTTGATCGTCTTGATTTACAATCGGTTATAAAATTGCCATCAAAATTTTTATAAATATTCATGCTGTTTCCTCTTATTAGGAAATAGTTACCTTGGGTGTTGTAGCACCGCGAAGGTATATTATACATTATTGTCCTTTAAAAATCCACATTCATTGATTGACTAATATCTGTTAGTTGAATGTCACGAATGTAGAGGTTAAACACTTTATTTTTATCAACTGACTTTGCTCTGATCTTCATAGTAGACTCATTACTATATTGTAAGCGGGTAAACTTAACTTCTATATCACGCGCTTTAAGGACAGATTGAAAGAGCTTTATTTCATCCTGTCCTAGAAGACTCTCATCCAAATCTATGTTATCAGCAACATAGTCAGAAAATGTTTTAATCATCTTGCTTCTCTACAGATTTTGTTTTTAATTGCATGGCTGCGGATTTGTCAGAAATACCAACCTTCTTAGCAGCTTTTAAAATGGCTTCTCTAGTATCTCTTGCCTTTACAGTTACAGGGCTATCAGAGATATCTACA